ACGTCCGTTAGGAGCATCTTGTTGACCATCTCAGCGTGGTGCTTACCCATCTCTTCCTTGAGTACTGCTCGGATGTCGCCCATTCCATCGTCCCTGTCAGCGAGGAAGATTGCGGTCTCCGACATGTCGAAGGTGTGTGCAATCGTCTTTGGCTTTGCAGCAACGTGCTGGAAGGTTGGCCTCACAGTGTCAGGTAGAGTTGCGTTCTCTGCGACGCCACCGTGGAGTGAGCCTCCATTGGGCTTGGCGGTGATGACTCTCCATCCCGACCTGTCCCAAGGCTTCTTTGGAAGGATGCTGAAGGCGTTGAACTCTTGGTTCAACTGCGACCAGACCTTGCGCCCGTAGATTGCTTGGTAGGTACCAGAAGTCGTGGACAGCATAGGGCTGTCGGCCTTGAGCAACTCGCTACCGGTGTAGGAGTATCCCATTGCGTTTCCGGCACCGTAGTAGTACCTTTCCATATCTGTTATTGTGCGTACGTAGTCTCTTGCCATCTAAATCACTCTCCCCTGAAGGTTTTGTCTGCGAGGGCATGAACTTCGTCCCATGACATTCGCGCCATATCTTGTGTTGAGGGAATATCTACTACTGGTGCTGCGCTCTTAGCGATTGGAACACCGGCTTCGGCTGTACCGAGGCTGTCGATTCTCTCGTTGAGTGCACCGAGTGCTTTCACTACCTCATCGAGAGGACCGCGTGCATCGAATGCTGCTGCCTGAGCCTTGGCTATCTCGTCGTGTCGCTCTGACTGGAAGCGAGTTGCGAATGTGCTCTCAAGGCTGCCCCTGAATTCCTGCTCCATTGCTGCTGCCTTGTATACTTCGTAAGCAGCCTCGATGTCTGCGTCGGAAACCCTGTCAGCAGTTAGGAAATCGGATTTCTTGACTTCTTTTCCGCCTTTTGCATTCATTCTTGCTACGGCGTTGGTCGAGGGTTTGCCATTTTCAGACTCTCTACCGGGTGCCTGACCGTAATCTAGGTCAAACTCTTCGGGAGTGGACCCGAGGTTCGCTTTGGTGAGGTCATCGAAGTGGTGTCGTGCACCATCAATGTCAACGCCTGCGGATTTCAGGGTGTTCTCCATCCAGTCGAGGTAGTCAGAGGAGATGACGTCCGAGTACTCCTCGGATTTCTTCTTGTCATCTTCCATGGCTTCTTTCTCGTCTTTCTTCTCGTCTTTCTTCTCATCCTTGGATTCGTCTTTCTTCTCGTCTTTCATGGCGTCTTTGAGTTGAGGAGGCATTCCTTTCTCCATCGCATCTAGTCGGCCTTCAAGACGGGATAGGACATCGCCAAGTTGTGCTGTCATGTCTTCTTCTGTCATTTTTCTCACCTTTTCTTTTGTGTTATTTTCCATTTCCCCATCTTGTTTGAGTATTCTGAATGTTGCTTCTGGATTGATGCCTTTCTCGCATATCGTGATTTCATGCAGTTCTAACTTGCTGATTTCTTGATAGTCACCGTGTTTTGGGTCGCTCTTCCTGACTCGCTTGAATGCCTGTCCTCCGATGCTGAACCCACGTAGTTTTCCTTTCCGTATCTCGGCGGCAACTTCTCGTGCTTTCTCGATGTCGTCACGCAGTTGTATTACAACAAACATCCCGACATCATCGACTTCGCTTTTCCACAACCTCCCTTCACTATCTGTATATGATGGAACTACTTCGCCTACCTGTATGTTTGAGTGCGCTAGTTGGACGTTCCTGTATTTCGGTTCTTGCATGAACTTGCGAAATCCGTCCGTCAGAGCCTCCATTGTGATTAAATCGCCCTGCTTGTCAACCAGTTCGACACTTGCGTATCCAGCGACAACGAGGTCATTACCTGCTTTGAGCAGGACGATATTGTCCTCATTGAAGAGTCGCTGTTGAGATAACACACTATCACCTAACTCATTGCAATACTATATCAACTAACCGAACTATGCTCCTTGGACTTTCTCTTTCTCTTTGGGTAGTCCTCCGGCTTCTCAGGGTCCTGCTCAGGACGCTCCTTCATGTCGTAGTCTGGAAGGGTGGCCTCGTTGTTCAAAGTGGTCGGACCACGTGGGCTGGATATATCGGAGCCTACATCTATACCGAGTCCCTTGCCACCGCTCATGGGATAGTGCCCGCTCCCTGCCTTCTCCAAAGCATCGAGTGCCCTCTCTATGAGTTCTATGGCCTTGACCATCTTCGGCTTGAGGAGGATGTTCGGGTCCTTCTTCGGCTTGAGCACGCCACCGCTCTGGTTGTCTATTCTTCGCGCACGCTCATCGGTCATGCCCTCGTTCGCTCTCTCCTCATCCCAATCGGACTTGTCCGAGTCATCGGTATCGCTCGTCTTCTTCTTCGCGTATGCCTTGAGCATCTCATCGAAGGCTGGCATCCAATAACTCTCAAGGCTCTTCGCTAGGACGAGCGTGTAGTCCCTCTCCTTGAGGCTGCTCAATGCGGAGCGTGGATTCTCCACCCTGTCATCAACGATGTCGTACTTGAGTATGTCATGGTCGAAGTGCAGGATGAACATATCCTCGTCTATCTCCATGCCGAAGGGGATGTGGAATTCATCGTCCGATTTTGTCATGAGCACCCACTTAGGATGTTTTTCCTCACCGCGCATATACGTTGACTTTGCATCCCTCAGCAGTATCTTCTTGTCCTTGTTCTCGCTCTGGATGAACTTGATTGCCTCCTCAAGACCGTCCTCGTCGGTTATCCTGAGTGTGGATGGTCCGGGTATGAACACGTTCTCACGGCTGTCGAACTGCCCCCTGAGCAGTTTCATGCGCTCCCTCACATCCATGTCGGTGACGTCAGTGCCGTCATACTCCATGATGTCGAAGATGTGTATGCCGTCCGAGTTCTTCACAGCGTCAACGACGTAGTTCCTCTTGCCTAGTTTTCTGAGGCACTTGGACATCTCGGAGGATATAGACACGCTCTCGTTGTCATCGTCCTTGACTGATACGTACGTGCCTTTCCTCGTGACCTTGACTCTGTTTCCGTCCTCCATGACCGAGACAGCCCACTCACCTGTGAATCCACGTAGTTCCTCTATGTCACCATACTCAAACACCTTGTGATAGGGCTCTATCAAGGGCATCTCGCTCGGTAGGGCCTTGGAGACATCTAGCAAGTCCGATTCACCGAGTTGCCCGGTGTTCACGTCGAAGTTGCTTGATGACCTCTCAAAGTCAACACCACCTGCTGTCTGCGCCATCTGCTGCGCGGTGTCGAACGTCTGCTGACCATGAAGGGAGAGCAGGGTCTCCTCGGATACTGGTAGTAGGTTCATCCTCTCAGTCTCTCTCCCGAACTGAGGGTTCCCGTCCATGTCCGCGAAGGCCCTTACCGTGGGTGTGCCGGTCATGCTCCCATGGTGGTAAGCAAGACCGCTGCTGGAGTAGTACAGGTTGGGGGTCGCCCCGTTGACCGAGAGGATTGAGTCTATCGGTGTGTCCATACTCTGTATTGACATCGGATTCAACACCTCTTCCTGACTGAGAGTGTCCCTCATCGTATCGGGCGGCAGAGCACCGGCATCGAATGAGATTAACTGCGAGAGCAGTCTCTTACTCTTGTTCCTCTGTCTCTGCTCCAGAAGAGGCTCCCTCCCTGAGCCTTTTGCTGCTCTACCGAGACCGGGCTCGACCTTCATTCTATGGTGCTTCAAACCCAAGGACTCCATCAGCCCCTTCGTATCGAAGCGAAGCAGGTTGTTCAAACCCTGCAACTCGGTGTGCAGGGGATGTGACCTATCTCCCTCGGTTTCGCTGAGCATGTGGGAAACTATGTCATCGTGACTCTCACCTACGTTCTTGTAGGACTCGGTGAAGCCGTCGTCAACTTCAGAGTTCACGAGAGAGGAGAGCGTGGTGACCTTGGTGGCCCCTGAGTCTATGGCCTCCTGCGCCATGCGTAGATGCTCTTCATCTATGGGGAGTCCCAAGTCAGAGAGCAACTCATCTGCTTGTGTGTCTTGGTCTATCACCGGCAAATCATCGTTCATGATGATATGAGCGAGCATTGGTAAGTATCTCTGCTTGTCATTAGCGGTGACCACCTTCTGCTCCTCTGATATACCATCAGCGAGGGTCGTCGCTCCATGTGAGTCATGGCTCATGTGAAGGGACATAATCTCCGCATCATGGAGGGCCGCTGAGGTGTTTATCAGGAACTGGGAGACTCCGACTACCTCGGGGTTGAATGCGTCTGGGTCTTTCTCGACGTATCCGGGTATGATGACCTCCTTCGCTATCTTCTCTATGGCGAGCATGTCATTCATCTTCCTCACATCAGGCTCGGAGGTCCTGCCGCTGCTGAAGTTGTGGTAGGTGTAGTTGTCCTTGATACTCTTTGCCTTCATCTGTAGGATGGAGTTCTTGTACTCCTTCAACTGGTCACGGAGTTGCATCCTCCTCGACTCAAGGGATGATACTACGGAGGGTATGGGCCTCTCCTTCTCGTACTCGCTCCTGATTGAGTCCTCAAGATTGTAAATCTCGTCTTCCAACTGGTCCATGTCCTGTAGGAGCATCTCGTTCTCGCCCT